CCGAATATGGCCCTCGGCGGCATTACCCCAAAACAGAAGTTGGCCCTGGTGGCCTGAGGTCTACTTCTGGTGAGTTTTAGGAATGGGGGGATTACCATACGGTCTTTGCCGATAACATCGTCATCATAATGATCCTCCCACTCCTGGGTAATCGTCTGAATCATGCTTCGTGCTGCACCAGTAATTCTAGATAGACCGCGCTGGGTAAGGTAGGGAATCCCATTCTCCAGCACTCCCATTTCCACACCATTTACGTCGCGCTGGATTTCAACTCCCAAATCCAGTGGCATTTGTACATTTTTGCCGGCCATCTTTTTCATCGAATTCATCCTTAAACTGCTAATTTATAAAGAGTCATGGCTGGCCTGCTAGATGCCTATCTCACAGGTGCAGCAGGGTAGTGACATTAGACTTTTACGATGCTGCGCACCTGCGCTCAGTGCATAGCCGATGATGCTGAGTAAGTCGTCATCGATCACACCAGATGAGCATTCCATACCAGAAGCACGCGCGCCTGGATGTAGGTCTCTTCTGCCCAGATATCTTCTGGCGGATGATTGGTGTTATCGGACACCATTTTGAATTTGTCCTTGCCCTTCCTTTGCAAGCGCTTGATGTATTGAAAGCCTTGGTACGAGAAGAAGTAGATGCCATCGCCAACGAACTCTTTGATGCTGACGTCGACCAGCAACGGATCGCCATGCTTGATGGTCGGCGCCATCGACTGCCCCCAGCCGGTGATCATCTTCAGGTGGTAGTGCTCTTTGAATTCGACGCCCATTGCACGTAGTTGGGACGGGCTGACGCGAATGTCCTGAAGCATTTCGGGGTAGTCGTGGTTTACTTCTCCTCTGCCCATCGCACCACGGACGTCGTAGTGGGCAATCCACACTTCGTCGCCAACCTGGCCCGGCTGGAAAAAATCTACGTCGAGTACATCGCTTTCCCCATCAGTCGCCGCAACGATCCTCTCGCGAACTTCACTCGAAAGCCCTTTCACCCGGGCAAGCATTTGCTTCACCTGATCAGCAGCGCTCAGAGCGGGCGACTCATCTTTGGTTAATGCACCGCTCTCGACTGCATCTAGCGGAGCGTTAGCGTGCTCCGCAGCAGGCGGCAATGAGTCAAACCATCCCCTTGGGAGTCCTTCAACAGCCTCAATTCGGCGAGCTACGTCATCACCCAAATTCTTGGCGGTCTTGTCCGACAAAATCTGACTTAGATGTGCAGGCGCCATCCCCCAGCGTTCAGCGCATGCGCCTTTTTTCTGGCTGCCTATCAGGCTGATCAACTGCTGCTTGCGAATCGCATAAATATCCATGCGAGCAAGAATGCCAGCGTTTAGCTCAATGCTAAATGTGCTCAAAGCTAAATATTCCTTGCTGTGACATTAGCCATAAGCTAAATTCCGCTCATATGTAAGGAGAATTCCAATGAATGACCATCTGCGTGACTGGCTTGCCAGCGCTCCAAATGAACGGCGCCAGGCTGTCGCGGACGCTGCAAAGACAACGGTTGGGCACCTCTGGCAATTGGCAGGTGGTCACCGCAAGGCATCCGCCGAACTGGCTGAACGCCTGCAGGACGCTTCTGGCGGCGAGATCACCATTGCTGGTCTTCGCCCGGACCTTCTCGACTTGGCGCACAAGGTTCTGCGCGGCGCCGTCTGATACCTCTATCCGCCGTTCCATTGAAGCCATTTTGGACGGAACTGCCCCAAGGAAAAACTAGGACATGAAAGCCCCCGTACTAGAGACCCGCCGCCAAGTAATGGCAGCTGTGTCCAACGCTTTCCCTGGCGGGATGGATTGCGCTGCTGCTCGTCTTGGCATCAAGAACAAGCGCCTGGAGAACCAGATCTATGAAACCGCCGGGTGCAAGCCGCTAAGCGATGTCGAGATCCACGTACTGGAATGCGAAACCAAGACCGAGCATCTGCCGGACTACATCTGCACGATGTATGGCGGTGTGTTCGTGAAGATCCCGGAAGCGGAGGAGTTGGACAACGTCGATCTGTATCAACGCTCGTTGACTGCTTCAGCACAGCGTGGCGCGCTCGACCAGATGGTGGCCTCCGCCCTGGAAGACGGCGAGATCGACTCGAACGAAGCAAAGAAGATCCGCGCCCTGCACGCCAAGTATATGTCGGCGAGCCTTGAGGCTATCGGGGCGGTAATTGAGTTGCACAAGGCCCGCGCTTAAATCGCAGGCACAAAAAAGCCAGGTTCGTGGCCTGGCTCATTGCTACTTCAGCGAGGCAATAATGAATACACAATCCATCCCAGTCAATACCCCCAACAATCTCGCGCCACGTTTTTCGCAATCTGAAAACGTGGCGCGGGGTGTTTCTATGTCCAGTCTTGAGCTGGTCGACTTCATCAATTCGAAGCGCGATAAGAGCGAGCCTACCCTGACGCACAAGAACTTGATCGCAAAGGTTCCGCGTGTTCTTGGGACTGATCAATCGGCTAAATTTTCAGCCGATTACCTCGACACTCGTAGTCGCATTCAAAAGTGCTTCGTCTTCCCCAAGCGCGAAGCCTGCCTTATTGCAATGTCTTACAGCTATGAGCTTCAAGCGCTTGTCTTTGATCGCATGACGGCTCTTGAGGATCGCGAGCGCGCACGTGCGCTACCAAGCAACCCGAAGATCGTTGGCGAGCTGGCAATTCTTGAATGCTTTGACCGCCTGCTCAAACCAGCACCCTCAAGCAAAATGATGATGCTGGCCCAGATCGCAACCAACAACGGGCTCGACGCCAAGTTCCTCCCTGGTTATGCCGTTGACGCTGCTCCAGATGCCATTGGCGGCAGCTCCATGCCAACCAAGGCCGTTACCGCACTGATCAAAGAAAACGGCATCAGCAGCACCGCCGCTGCTTTCAATCGCGCATTGGCAGCTCATGGCTTCCTGAAACCACTGACACGCGTGAACTCGAAACGCGAAACGGTGGAGTTTTGGGGTGTGACCGATAAAGGCCTCAAGTTCGGCAAGAACCTCACCAGCCCTCAGTGCCCACGCGAGACCCAGCCTCACTGGTATGTGGATCGCTTCCTTGAGCTCGCCGCACTGGTCGGGAAGGTCTGACATGCAGTACACGATCACCATCAACCAGCCGAAGGCATTGGAGTGGGACTTGAATGCACAGCAAACCCTGCTGTTTGCGTTCGTCTACGAATGCCCGAGCTGGGCTAACCCGATCAAGACTGACAGCGGGATCTACTTTGCGCTGAGCAAGGCCAAGATCGTTGAAGAGTTGCCATTGCTGACCGACAAGCCGGACACCGCGTACCGCCTTCTGAAGGCCCTACGCGATGCTGGTCTGATTGAGCTTTCCAGCACTTCCAGCATCACCCTGATTCGTCTGACCGAGAAAGCCAAAGAGTGGAATCGGAAGATTGATGGGTCGGAAAAATATCCGACCTCAGATGCTCTTGATGGTCGGAAAAAAATCCGATCTACCTCGGATAAATCTCCGAGCAAGGTCGGAAAAAAATCCGAGCCAGGGTCGGAAAAATCTCCGACAAATCAGGTTACCAATAATCAGGTTACCAATCAGGTTACCAATCAGGTAACCAGTAATCAGGATTTGCAGGACGGATCGGGCAAGCCGAGCCGCCGCGCTCTGACGCTGGTAATTGATCACGCTGAAGCGCCACGGGTTGAGATTCCTGCTGACATGCCAGGCCCCAAAGACCAGGCCTGCAAAACGTTCAAGGCCTGGGCCAACTACGCCATGGCCTACCGCAAGCGTTACAACACTTGGCCAGTCTGGAATGCCAAGGCTGGTGGCCAGCTGGGCCAGCTTGTGGATCGCCTCGGAGCTGATGTCGCCCACCACGTCGCTGCCCATTACCTGAAAAACAGCGATGTCGGCGTCGTGCGCAAATGCCATAGCCTCAACGAATTGCTGGTCAACGCCGAGAGTTACCACACCCAGTGGGTTACGAACCGCCAGATGAACTCAACCACTGCCCAGCAGATCGAGCGCAAGCAAGCTAATCGCGCTGCAGGAATGGAAGCGGCGCAGCGGATCATGCAGCGTGCAGGGGGGCAGCCGAATGAATTCCTTTGAGCGCATGGCACCTGACCAAATTGCGCGCTTGGCCTTGGCCGTTTGTGCTACTGCAGAAGCAATGGGGCAATCGCTGAGCCCCGATGCCGCCGAGCTGATTGCTGACGATTTGGCCGATTACCCGGCGACGGTGGTATCGGCTGCGCTCAAGTCTTGCCGTCGTGGTGGCGGAAAGCTGACAACGGACTCAATTCTCCAGCGTGTGCAGGCCGTTGATGGTCGTCCGGGTAAGGATGAGGCTTGGTCAATCGCTCTTGCATCCAGTGACGAGTTCGACACGGTGGTGATGACTGAAGAAATTCAGTTGGCTTTGAGCGCTGCCCGGCCAGTTTTGAATGCTGGCGACAAAGTGGGTGCGCGGATGGCGTTCATCAGTGCTTACGAGCGTTTGGTCGTGAAAGCTCGTACCGAAGCCAAGCCAGTCCAATGGCGCGTATCTGTGGGCTTTGATCTAAACCGTCGAATCGAGGCTGTTAACGCCGCTGTTCAAATGCAGCGAGTTTCGCAAGAGCGAGGCTGCCTGCTCTTGGCTGACCTGACGCATGAACCCATCACCGAGGACGGGCGCGCTGTTGCTGGATTGCTGACAGGCACTCCTTGTCAGCCTTCTGAAAAAGTCCGCGCCAAGCTTGATGAAATACGCGTCGATTTAGCATTGAAGCGTCAACAGAAAGCTGATGCCCGAGAGACTGAGCGCTGCAGAGTTCTGGCCGAACTTGACCTTCGTAGAACCAATTTGATCAGCCAGTCGGCTGCCATCCATTCCAAGGAGGCCGCCCGTGGCCGATGATGTCGATTTTGCAGATGAACGTATTGAAAAAGAACTGGCTTCAGCCCTTGCTGCTCGCGTGGTTTACCGCGGCGAAAGTGCTCATGAGTGCGAGTGTGGCGAAGTGATTTCAGAAGGGCGCCGTCTGGCTGTTCCCGGTGTTCAGGAGTGCATCACTTGTGCCGAGCGTTCTGCTTTGAAAATGCGAGGTGTGCGCCGTGGATGATCACTCTGAACTGAAGCGGCTAGCCGTCGAATTGACCGCTGCGAACGATCTATTCAACGAAAGTCCGCAGGACAATGAGATTGGCGATGCTTTGAGCTTGGCGAACGACCGCTTTAATGAAGCGGCATCGCCTGAAGTCATCCTGGCCCTGATCGCCGAGAACGAGTCGCTGAAAGGTCCGCATGACTGGCTGGCGGAAGACTTGATTAAGGAGTTGGTCGATAACGCCCAGTCTTTTCAAGACAATTCGGATCATGGTGAGAGCGATCCGTTTGCCATCGTTCTGCTCGCGGCCGCATCACGTATCCGCCGACAGGAAGTGAGCATAGAGAGGTACCGCGCCGAGAACGTTGGGCTCAAAACTGGCTACGAGGCCTACGAGCAGGTTAATGCGGGGTTGAAGGCTGAGGTGGAGTGGCTGCGCAAGNATTCTGAATCCTATCGCTTATTGAGCTTCTGCCATGGGCAGGGGGCGCTGGAGCTGGTCCGGTCTCACCATGAACTGTGCGCCGAGATTCGTCGTTTGAAAATAATCGCTGGAGAGCCCGTACCGCCAACACCAGAAGAGTTTATAGGGCCAAGCCCCGAAGGGCCGACAGCACGCATCCGCCGTAAGCTCGCCGCCATGGGCAAGGGAGTGCAGTCATGACTCTGGAATCAATCGCTTTGTGGTTGGGCTATGGCGTGATGGTGTGTGCTGCCGTTGCTCTGCTGGCTTTGGTCTTGTTCGTTCTGTCCTACATCTGCGCGCGCAGTGCCAACAAAGGCCTGTGGGCTCTGATCCGTAGCTACGACCTCAATACCTTGCGCTCGACCATGCGTCAGCTTGAGGCGGAAGGGAAGGTGATCAAGAAGTCTGGAGCCAGGCCATGACTAGCCTCCAGATCCGCAACGAATCAGACCGCAACAGGGCTATGGGCTACATCGCCGGGCTGGACTTGGCAAAGCCCAAGAAGCTGGCCATCACCGACGTGGATCGTAGTGGCGAACAGAACAAAGCCTTACACGCAGCTCTGGCCGATATTGCCGCTCAGGTCGAACACGCCGGGAAGAAGTGGGATGTCCTGATCTGGAAGCGCCTACTGACGGCCGCTTGGCTGCGCGAGACGGGCGATAAGCCGCAGATGATCCCAGCGGTAGACGGCAACGGCTTCGACGTCATCTACGAGCGCACCAGCAAGCTCACCGTAAAGCAGTGCGCCGAGTTGATCGAGTGGGTATTTGCTTTCGGCGCGGAGCACCAGGTGCGGTGGACGCAGAAGGATAATTGGGGAGGGCGCTATTAAATGGTCATCGAAAGGAAGCCGGCCAAGCTTAAGAAATGCCGAGTTGCTACGTGCTGGGCTTCATTCGTTCCTGCACTCTTGGGCCAAGCCGTATGCAGTCCAGCCTGCGCGATTCTGGATGCCCCGAAGAACCTGGAGCGGGCGCGCAAGTCGCTGGCACAGGTAGAGCGCCGTGAGATCAAAGTTCGCAAGGAGAACCTAAAGAGCAGGGCGGATCACCTGCGCGAAGCCCAAGCTGCCGTGAACGAGTTCATACGCCTGCGCGATGCGCATCTGCCGTGCATCAGTTGCGATTCGACGCCGAACGATAACGACCTTATGACCGGCAGCCGCTGGGATGCCGGGCATTACCGATCTGTGGGCGCCTGCCCTGAACTGCGTTTCGAGCCTCTGAACATCCACCGGCAGTGCGTGAAGTGCAATCGCAACCTATCCGGCAACGCCGTGGAGTACCGCATCCGCCTTGTGCTGCGCATTGGTGCCGAGAAGGTCGCATGGATCGAAGGGCCTCATGAAACGTGCAAGTACACCGTGGATGAGATCAAGGCCATCAAGGCCAAATACCGGGCAATGACCAGAGAGCTGAAGAAGGGGGAGGCAGCATGAAGATCAACTCAGCGCGCCAAGCATGGCATGACAGCAAATACAATCCGGCCCCCGGTCAGTCCTCTGACGTTGTGCAGCTTGGTGTGGTGGTGCAGAACACCGAACGCGGTCCCACGGCAAACCACGCTGTGCACGGCACCCTGGCTGGTCACATCCAATCGGCAATTGCCAGGCTGCATCCGCAGATCCGCGTCTTCGGTGATTTCATGTATGCCGCAGAGCAAAACGACGACATTCGCGAAGCGGCGGAAGAGGTGGTGTTTCTGATGGTGGTGGGTAAGTCCCCACGCATGACGGCGGCCAAGCGCGAGAAACTGGAGTTTGTGGTCAAGGGCGTAATGCGTCGTTACCGGCACATGCATCAGGGCGGGCACTCGGCGAATGGAGACCCGCTGAAGAGTCCGGAAATGTTTCGGGCTTGGCTCTGGGCTGAAATGGGTTGTCGACTCGAGTCATGTGCCTGGGCGCGCGAATGGGAGCCTTCTATTGCTCGCGCATTTGAGTGCTGCGAGGATCTTGATAGGATGGCTCTAAGCCCGGTTGCAGCGGCCATTTATCAGATGAAGGAGGCGGCGTAGCCGCAAAAGCATGAGTGACTCAGGTCTTGGATGGCTTGACATTGGGAAAATTGTACTTGCTAGCGGTGTTGTTTCGGCTTTTGTGTCCCAGTGTCTCCAATGGCTGAAAGAGAGCAGGCGGGATGCAAAGAAATTCAAAGCGGATGCTTCTTTAAATGCAATAGGCCTAGTTGGAGTTCTAGATCGCTATGCTGCCCAGTGTCATTCAAAAGTGCAGCAGTATGATCAAGACCCTAGTTACTACCTCGAATCGAACTGGTGCTATCCACCTGATTTGGACCTAAGCAAGGTTAAATTGGAGTTTTTCAGCGCGGAAGTCTTGGCAAAATTGGCCTGGTTAAAAACTGAAAGATTTTTGGCATTCGATGAAGCGAGCAAGGCTATGTATCGGGGGGCTGACCTAGAGGGTTATCAAGATCATTGCATCAGCATTACCGGTTATTCTGGATATGAGATCGCCATGGTTGCGCAACTTATTCGACGCCAACATAAGCTGCCTGAGCTCTTATCAGGTTGGAGTCTTGAGAATAAAATAAGCTCCCTGCGCCCCTTCTGGCAGCGTGCTAAAGATACGTTGCAATAGATGGTTGACTTCCCGCACGGGTGAAGGCATTATTTTACCACGGTTAGCATTTTGCCTACGGCAACCTACTCTGGAAATTCAGAAAACCCGGCCGCCGTGCCGGGTTTTTTGTTGTCAGTGCTTTGAAACGCAAATTATATCTTGGTCATACTGCGAAATCTTTTCGGCAGGTACTTCCACCCACCCGGCTCCTATCCCCATTCCAGCGGGTAGGCGTTCCAGACAAATTACGATCCCGTAGGTGCATCGGCCAGCTTGGCCATAAGGGATTGACTCATCTACAAGGTGATCAATTTTTCGACCAAGATTGGTATCAAGGGCGCTGTCTATCTTCTCTTCCAGTACCTCGTCGGTGTTGCCAGGTATCAACGCCCCTTTCAGGATCTTATTGGCAACGGTGGCTTTTTCATTTGATGTTGATCGATTGAAATTGTACATAAAATCGTTTTGGGCTTTCGGAGACATCCTTGCAATCTCCGGCGCGTAGGGGGCGAAGTAAAATGTTTTAGCGCCGACTTCCTTTTCATTTGCCATTGTTGGTTTCTCTGATTTTTTGAAACCATAGTGATAGCACCCGAGTGTTATTTTTCCAAGCCCAAGCAATGACTTGGGCTTTTTCATGCCCAGCCTAGGAGTCGAGCGCATGGAGTATCTACAGCGCCTGCTCGACAAGATCGACAGGTTCGAATTGCTGATTGCGGGCCTCGTTGGGGCGGTGATCGCCAGCTGGTGGCACAAGGAAGACCTGAAGGACTGGCGCGCCTGGCTGATCTTCCTGATCACCGGCATGGCCTGCTCGATCTACCTAACGAGCATGGTCAGCACCTACCTGGGTGTGACTGAGCCGAAGATCGTCGCCGGTATAGGCTTCCTGCTGGGTGCCTTCGGCGGCTCGCTCCTGGCGGCCATCAATCGAGCCATTAAATCCGCTGACCTCTGGGCACTTATTCGCCAGCGGTTCGGGGGAGGCAATCCACCATGANTCTTGAACTGATCAACTCCATCGCCTGCGGCCTTATCGCGCTGTGGGCNGCCTGGTGCGTACTGAGCGGGAAGGTGAGGGACGGAATCCTCGGTAAGCTGATCTACTCCGCGATCGCCATCAGCGGTTTCGTCGTTATGGCGCGCAGCCATAACATCTTCTTTGGCCCGACCAGTGCCGGCCTCACTTTGCATGTATCCCTGGCCCTGGCCGGCGCCCGGCACATCTTCATGGTCACGTACTGGCAGCGGGTGAAGGTCTGGCTATGCCGGACGCTTAACTGCGAGCACTGCCTGCACTGCGACAAGGCACCTGGTGGTGTCGAGCGCCGGGGCAAGTAATCCGCGCCACGTTTTCGAATGCGCCAAATCGTGGCGCGCAATTATGAGGAATCAACCATGGACAACCAGCACAAGAAAATCACCGGTTACCGCGACCTGAGCCAGTCCGAAATTGACGGCATGAACTCTATCAAGGCGCTGGAAGCTGACACCGGCGAACTCTTCAAGCAGATCACCCAGATTGAAGGCGTTGACCCACGCCTGCTGGCTCTGGCCAAGACCAACCTGCAACAGGGCTTCATGTGGTTCGTGCGCTCTATCGCGAAGCCTGCTGATCCATTCAGCTGATGAGCAAGGTCACTCGCCTACGACATGTGCTTCCCATGAGCCCGGACATCAATGCTGCGGTAAGCGCTCTCGACAAGGCCATTGCCGATGCCGTGGACGCCGCCAAGTCTGCCGGGTTGCCCCAGGGCCTGATCGTTGGGTTGCTCCACGGCCACGCACATGCACAGACACACCAGATGGTGACGCAATGACCGCGACCATCCACGACATAGCCGACCAGCGCCCGCACCTGATGGTGGTAGCCAGTGATGCCGTCCACGTAGTCCCGCACGCCCTGGTTCAATCGGTGATCTACTGCGACAAGCCTTCCTCGATCCTGACCGAGCCAATAGTGCAGCGGATCATCGAAGAGTGGCTACAGCAGGTGACGGCATGAGCGCGAAGCTCGTTGAGCTCAAACGCGAGGGTTGGCGAGATGCTGCCAAGACCCTTCGCAAGATCGCCGATGACCTGGACGCCGGTGTGCACCCGGAGTGCACTGTGGGCGCGCTGACCATTATCGGCCCAAAAGGCGAGGTAACTGTCTTTGGCCTTGGTCCAAAGTGCGACGACCTTCAGTGCTAGGGTGCGATGCGCCTGGGCGAACAGAAGTTGATTGATGTGCTGCTGGATGGCGGCGAAGGATAGGTGTATCGCAAAGCGAGTGCGTCGCTGATCGTTAATTGTTGTTCTCAATGACGTTGAGAAGATCATGCGTAATGGCATACTGCCTGCTTCATTGATGACAGGAGGTTAGTATGCCGTTCAATCCAATAGCTCAAGGTGCGATTTCGTCCTTGGGCCGTGTTGTTGAAGCAGCGGATGAGATCAAAGGATATGCGGAAAATCTGGTTGCTGGTCTACGGGATTGTTTCAACGCGCAGTCGCCTAAATCGCGTTGGGGTGTAGATTTTCAAGTGGAGACGGATAAAGTTTCATCAACCATCGAATCAGTTTTTGGCAAGGCCCGGTCTGGCTTGTTCATTGAGGTCGGGGATGTAGGGCTTTACGGTCGATACGTGATTGAGAAACAAGTTCGAGTGAATGGCGAGTCCGTCTGGACGACTGTTTGGGCAATCCGCATCGCAAGAGATGGAAGTGTCCATGATGGTGATACTGGGCCGGCATTATTTAATGCCTGGCAATCCTTCGAGCAAGAGCGGACTGCTGCACTTCACCATCTGGCAGGTTCGATTGTCTACATTATGGGCAAGACCGGCAGCTTTGCTGAGTGATCGATTATTTTGACCGAGCCCCGCCATGTGCGGGGCTTTTTGTATCAGGAATTTTAGGATGACAACCAAGCAACCCGACTGGGAGGCAATCGAACGCGCCTACCGGGCCGGGTTGGATTGGGGTTAGATTTTAAATATTTGCCATAGGGTGACGCCTCCTAGCACAAATATCAGCACTGTTTTCGGTGTGAGTCGCCCCGTTAGGTAAAGTCCAATCAAGATGACAAGAAGCGCCTTCGATATTGTCTCTGTGTAGCTCATGTGTATCGCCTGTAATGAATGAGCTACCTATCCTCCACGCCTAATTCACTCTTGAGTGCTGTATTCGTACCGTTTTCCGGTCTGAATTAAATGTGCTGTCGCTTCAAAGATCAGGTGATCAATGAACAGACCGATGCCTCCCGCATCACTGATTGAGCTGTCGGAGCTATCCGACGTCGGTATTCGATTAGCTCCGGCTCTCGATGTATGGGAGTGGCTCCAAACCGAGATCCTTGCCGACACCGGCCGCATCCACAACGAAGACCATGCCCACCTACTGGATGCAGACATCCAGATCATGTGGGCGTCGTCGAGCTTCGAGAAGCAGGGCCGCACAGTCTTGGGCCAGGCCGAGCAGGTAGCGTTACGCGCCGGCGGTTGGCAGAAGGCGCGTATGGAGCAACAGATGCGAGATTGGTTCGGCGATGTGCCGGCTTTCATCATCACGCTGGCTGCCGACTACTGTGCCCAGTGCAGCGACCTTGAGTTCTGTGCGCTCCTGGAGCACGAGCTGTATCACCTGGCTCACGCGACCGACAAGTACGGTCAACCTGCATTCACCCAAGACGGCGCACCGAAGATCAAGCTGCAGGGCCACGACGTCGAAGAGTTCGTCGGTGTGGTCCGCCGCTATGGTGCAAGCCCTGACGTTCAAGCGTTGGTGGATGCAGCAAACAGTCCTGCTGAGGTGGGTAAATTGAACATATCGAGGGCCTGCGGAACCTGTCTGCTCAGATCGGCCTGATTCTTGACAGGCTCTAGACGGATGAGAATTTATGGCAGTCCTGAAAAATGAGGTGAAGAGTTTCATCGTTCAGGCGCTGGCGTGCTTTGACACACCGTCCCAGGTGGTGGAAGCCGTCAAGAACGAATACGGGGTTGTGGTGAGCCGCCAGCAGGTGGAGACGCACGACCCAACCAAGTCTGCCGGGAAGGGGCTCGCTGTGAAGTGGATGACCTTGTTTCACGACACCCGCAAGCGATTCAGGGAAGAAACTGCCGAGATCCCTATAGCCAACCGCGCCTTCCGTTTGCGTGGTCTTGGGAGAATGGCTGAGAAGGCCGAAACCATGCGCAACTTGGCGCTGACCGCTCAGTTGTACGAGCAGGCCGCCAAAGAAGTCGGCGACGTTTACGTAAATCGCCGCCTTGAACCTGAAAAACCTCTTGGCTCCCACGCGGACCAGCAGCACGCCATTGCTGAGTACACGCTGGAGCCTGATGAGCATGTCCCGACTTCCCCGCACCTTTGATCCTCCGGTCAAGCTGACGCCCAAGCAGGCGAACATTTATTGCTGGGGCTTCCAGCCTGAGGCGCGCTTTCGCGACGCGGTGTGTGGGCGCCGGTTCGGTAAGACATTCTTGGGCAAGGCTGAGATGCGGCGCGCTGCGCGACTGGCTGCTGAATGGGGCGTGAGTGTTGAAGACGAGATCTGGTACGGCGCGCCGACCTTCAAACAGGCCAAGCGGGTGTTCTGGCGGCGCCTGAAGCAGGCCATTCCCGAGGCATGGCGTGCACACCGCCCGAACGAGACCGAATGCTCGATAACCCTCAAGTCCGGGCACGTCATGCGCGTGGTGGGGCTCGACAACTATGACAATCTGCGTGGCTCCGGCCTGTTCTTTGTCCTGGTGGATGAATGGGCAGACTGCCCATGGGCGGCGTGGGAAGAAGTGCTGCGGCCGATGCTATCGACTTGTCAGTACCAGATTCCGGGCGTTGGTATGCGAAAGGGAGGCCATGCACTGCGCATTGGCACTCCGAAGGGCTTCAACCACTGCTACGACACTTATCTGGACGGCAGGCCAGGCGGCGAGCCAGACCACAGGAGCTGGCAGTACACCTCGTTACAAGGCGGCAACGTTCCTCCTGAAGAGCTTGAGGCGGCACGCCGGAAGATGGATCAACGCACCTTCCGGCAAGAGTACGAAGCCGGCTTCGAGAACTACGCGGGCGTCGTCTACTACACGTTCAATCGTGTCGACTGTCGCACCAGCGAACGAATCAAGCCGGGCGAGGCGCTGCACATCGGCATGGACTTCAACGTCATGAAGATGGCGTCCGTGGTCTATGTCGTAAGGGATGACTTGCCGCTGGCCCTGGATGAATTCCATGGGGTGCGCGACACGCCGGAGATGATCGAGAAGATTCAGACACGGTTCCCTGGTCATTCGGTGGCGGTCTATCCGGACGCTAGCGGGCAGAACACCAGCAGCAAAAACGCGAGCGAGTCCGACCTTTCGCTACTGAAGAAGGCCGGATTCACGGTGGTCGTTGACTCAACGAATCCAGGCGTTAAGGACCGCGTTAACTCGGTGAACGCTATGTTCCTGAACACTTACGGTGAGCGCCGCCTGAAGGTCAACATTGATCAGTGCCCACAGCTAATGCTGTGCCTTGAGCGACAGACCTACACCGACAAGGGTGAGCCGGACAAAGACCCGAAGAAAGGTCATGACCACATGAACGACGCCGCCGGCTACTTCATTGCCAAGCGCTACCCGATCAAAACACGCACAGGCGGAACACGCCGAATTGGAGGCTTGGCCTGATGCCAGTGCAATCGACAAACCCCGACTACGACGCGCACATCGCCGAGTGGGAAATGATGGACGACGCGCTCGAGGGTGAGTGCGCCGTGAAGCGCAACGAGCGCAACCTGCCCAAGCCGAGCGGCATGGTTGAAGCTGAAAAGATCGACGGCCCCGGCAACAAGTACCTGTACCAGAACTACACAGACCGAGCCCAGTACGAGCATTGGGTGCGTGACTCGCTGCGCTCGATGATGGGCCTAGTCTCGCGGCTTATCCCGGAGATTGAGCTGCCTGCCGGGCTGAAGGGGCTGGAAGACAACGCCACGGACGACGGCTTCGGCCTCAAGCAGTTGTTCTTCCGCATGGTACGCCAAGCGATCTCCCACGGCCGGGTGCCGCTGGTGGTGAACATCGATGGCCGCGGCGAGCCATACTTCTCGACGTACGCCACACGCAACGCCATCAACTGGGACACCGCGGATCAAGGCGGTCGGCAAGACCTGGTCCTTTCGGTGTTCCGGGAATTCCGCAAAAAGGGCGGGGACCGATACAGCCATGACTGCGACACGGTGTTCCGTGAGTTCTTCATGCTCAACGAGGTCTGCTACACCGCCGTGCGGAATGAAGGCGGTGAGCTGGTCGAGGACGAAAAGCCGCTGGGCACAACAGGAACTGACAACCGTCTGGTCAAAGGCCTGCCATACCTGCCCGTGATCTACTGCGGTTCCACCGACAACTCCCCGGATGTCGATGAGGTGCCGTTGCTCACCATGGCGCGGGCCGCGCTGAAGTCCTACCAGTTGAGCGCTGACTACTTCACCTCGCTGCACCAGACCAGCCACCCGCAGCCGTGGGTCTCTGGTCTGGATGAGGCGATCGAGTTGAGCGTCACCGGGCCATCGGCGGCTTGGGATCTTGGTCCGAATGGCGAGTGCGGTTACCTGGAGTTCCAAGGCGCCGGCATCGAAGCAGTGCGCAAGGCCATGGATGACCAGAAGAACGCCGCGCTTGAGGCCGGCGCCAAGGTCATGGACGTGGGCGGCACCGAGTCGGGTGAGGCGCGAAAAACACGCCAAAACGACCAGCATGCCACGCTGCACAGCATCGTCATCACGGTGGCCGAGGCAGTGGAGCAAGGTCTCCGATACGCCGCCGAGTGGAAGGGTTACGACCCCAAGCAGGTCAAGTTCAAGGTTAACCCTGAGTTCGTGACCCCGGTGGTCGACGCCCAAGTGCTCGCCGAACTGCTCAAGGGCGTAATGGCCGGCACGATCAGCGCCGACACCTACTGGCAGTACCTCACCACCGGCAAGCTGCCGGACCGCCCATACGACGAAGAGGCCGACCTGATCAGCGATGAGCGCGAGTCGGCCGGCATCAACCTGGACAACGAAGATGCCAACGACAAGCCTGGCGCAGGCGGAAAGCCAACTGCTGGAGCAGACGACCCGCCACTCGGTAATGCTGGAGCGGCTTAAGGCCGGCGAGGTCAAGAAGTTCGAGAAGTACCTGCGGCAGATCGACAGGCTGGTGCGGGAGCAGTTGACCCGCAAGGAGCTGACCACCTACAGCCGGGACCGCCTTGAGCAGTTCCTGGCCCGTGTGGACGGCAAGCTGCTGGAGATATACAAGGCCTACGGCGATCTGGTGCAGGCCGATCTGGTCGACATCGCGCTGTATGAGTCGAGCTTTGAGGCCAAAAGCCTGAGTAATGCGCTCTCTATCGACGCGGTGGTGCCGACCAACACGGTGATCCGCGCTGCGGTGCTCTCCTACCCGCTGCAGGTGAAGGGCATCGACGGCGGCAAGCTGCTGAAGAGCTTCGTCAGCGGCTGGACGCGGACCGAGACGATGCGCGTCACCAACACGATCCGGCTCGGCTTCGGCCAAGGCCAGACCAATGCCCAGATCATCCAGGCGATTCGCGGCACCGCGGCGCAGAACTTCACGGATGGCGTCCTGGCCGTGAGCAACCGCAATGCTGCCGCCGTGGTGCAGACGGCAATCCAGCACGTAGCCACCACGGCACGAATGGAGACGCTGAAGGCCAACAGCGATGTGGTGCTGGGCTATCGTTGGGTGTCGACGCTCGACCGCAAGACCTCGCAGCAGTGCAAGGGCCTGGATGGCATGCGGTTCGACCTGGGCAAGGGGCCGCTGCCGCCGGCGCACATCAACTGTCGTTCGACCACTGTGCCCACCACCAGGCTTTCGAAGTTGTTCGCCAAAGACGCCACGCGCGCCTCGGTGGGCGACAACGGCGGGGCCCAGGTTGACGCCGGCCTGAATTATTACGAGTGGCTGGCGACACAGCCAGCGAGCTTCCAAGACCATGCTCTTGGGCCGGTCCGAGGCAAGTTGTTCCGCGATGGCGGGCTGACGCCGGAGAAGTTCGCCAAGCTGCAGCTCGACAAATCGCTCAAGCCGCTGACGCTGGCGCAGTTGAAGGATGCAGAGCCTGACATGTTCACCCGAGCAGGCGTTACACTCGGCGCTCCACCAGGTTGAGATAGCGCATGCAGATCATCGTTGAGGACGGGAAGGGCAGGCCAGACGCGAATAGCTTCGTGCCGCTGGAGAAGCTGACCTTCTACCGAGACTATTACGGGTTCCGGATACCTGAGGCTGAGGCCGAGCAGGTGGAGCTGCTGCTGCGCGCTGCTGGTGACATCAACGGTCGGCAGTGGAAGGGTCGCAAGGCCAATCCTGATCAGGCAATGGCCTGGCCTCGGCGTGACTGCAAGATCGAACACCAAACGCTTTCCGAGACATTCGTGCCCTTTGAGCTTGAGTGGGGGCAGGTACGGCTGGCGGTCGAACTTTACGCCGCTGAGCAAGGCTTCCAGATCGAAGAGCCGACTCACTGTACCGAGTCGAACGGGCGGCGCACGCGCCTCAACCGCGATTCGCCTGGGCTGCGCATGCGGCCACCGCCATACGCGCTGAGCAGGACGCAGTTCGCCGATTACTTAGTGATGCGAGGTTTTTACGTCGTTCGATAGCTGTAATGCGTGGAGGCACTACGCTATCATTCAAGCTATCACAAGGAGGATTTATGAGTGAGCGCTTGATTACTGGTTTTGCGATGGTTCTGATTTCTTTCACGCTGGGCATGGTTGTAGGTGTAGTCAACGTTGACTGGCTTGCCAATCATGTCTCCGTTACTGGAACGATCGGGGAATGGTTCGTGGGCTTAGCAACGTTTTCTGCAGTAGTTTTTGCTCTATGGCAATCGTACGAGAACAGACATAAAGAACGAATGAAAGCTCGGGTTCTTGATAATAAAGCGGTTGAGGACTGGTCCCTTAGAGTTGTTTCGGAGGGGTTGATTCCTGTTACTGTTGTTGGTGTGGATTTGATTATTGGCAATGGGTCTTATAAGTCGAAGCTTGAAAAAAACAAAAACCTGAAACTAAGTTTTCCTCATAAGCTTGAACGTGGAGAGGTTCTTCAACTCATCTCAATGGAGAAGCAAGGGTTGTCAGCCTTCGCTGATTGGCTCCTATCACCCTTCGTAAGTGAGCTTAGCTCGAAAAGCATCCATCAAGGGCGAGTTAACGCTCAAATAAATGATGATTACTTTAATGCTTTGGATTTGCTATCTAAGTCGCAGTTGAAAGTTGTAATACACTATGCTCATGAAAGCTTTGTTCATGTAGTAAATAGTGATCTTCTGAATAAACTTGTTTCGGATGTGAGTGAGCGGCATAAGGCGGATCAGCTTGAAAAACTGCGATACCGACAAGCGGAAGATCGCGAACTTTTTAAAATGTTTGCGCCGGATTTACTTCCGAAATAGTAAAAGATAAGCGAGTTTCAGAGCCCAGCGAACGCTGGGTTTTTTTATGCCTGCAAAGCGGGCCGACCAAACCCAAAGGGTGCACCAAGTGGCAGACGAAAACCAGATTGATCTTGAAGACCCGGCAGTTCAGACCGCCATTGCTGCAGCTGTCGAGGCTGCGACCCTGGGCCTCAAGAACAAAAACACCGAGCTGCTTGGCTCGCTCCGGACCACCAAAACCGAGCTGGACGGCTTCAAGTCCCAGTTTGAAGGCCTGGACATCGCAGCCGTGAAGGGGCTGCTGACCAAGGTTGGCCAGGATGAGGAAACCAAGCTGATTGCCGAGGGCAAGCTGGACGAGGTCATCACCCGCCGTACCGAGCGCCTGCGCACCGACTACGACACCAAGTTGGCCGCCGAGAAAGCCCGTGCCGACAAGGCCGAGCAGTTCGCTGCCAAATACAGCGACAAGGTGCTGGCTGATTCAATCCGCGCCGCTGCCATCAAGGCCGGCGCGCTCCCTGAGGCCGCCGAGGACATCATCCTGCGCGCCCGGGGCACTTTCAAACTTAGTGAAGACGGCGAGGCGATTGCCACCGACCGTGACGGCGAGGTCGTTTACGGGAAGGACGGGAAGACCCCGCTGTCGCCGCTCGAATGGGCGGAATCTCTGCGTGAAACAGCAACACACCTGTGGCCAAGGGCTCAGGGTGCCGGGCAGACCGGCGACAACGGTGGCAAGGCCACGAAAAAGTGGGGTGAGTACACGGAAACCGAACGCGCTGCGATCGCCCGTGACAACCCTGAGCTCTTCAAGAAAATCCAGGCCACCAAAGGAACCTAATCCATGGCAACTACCCAACTGACCGACATCTTCGTCGGCGACTACTACGCCTCCCTGGCACCGGTTAACAGCCCGGAAAAGACCGCTGTGTACGAGTCGGGCATTGTGACCCGCTCGCCTGTGCTGGATGCGATCGCTTCCGGCAGCCAGGGCACCGCCGAGATCAGCTACTGGCAGGATCTCAACGCTGATGAAGCTCCGAACATCAGCAACGACGACCCGAACGACCAGGGTGAAGTCGGCAAAGTCACCCAGGACAGCATGCGTGCCCGCGTCCTGTACCTCAACAAAGGCTACGGCGTCACCGACCTGACTGCTGAGCTGGCGAACACCGAACCTCAGCAGCAGATCCGCAACCGCTTCGGCACCTACTGGACTCGCCAGTGGCAGCGTTACACCCTGGGCGCGGCTCGCGGCATCATCGCCTCGAACATCGCGAACAACGGCGGTGACATGGTCATCGACGCGGGTGCGACCATCAGCGCGAATGCCTTCCAGGATGCTGCGTTCACCGCCGGCGATGCCGCTGACCAGTTCGGCGCGATCGGCGTGCACTCGGTGGTGATGAACCAGATGGTCAAGCAGGACCTCATCGAGTACCTGCGTGACTCCGACGGCAAGATCATCCTGGCCACCTACCTCGGCAAGCCAGTGTTCATGGACGACGCTCTGGTGTATGGCGCGGGCAAGTACCTGTCCGTGTTCTTCGGCCAGGGCGCTTTCGGTTATGGCGAAGGCACGCCGAAGGTTCCGGTAGAGCTCGAGCGTAAGCCGGGCGGCGGCAATGGTGGTGGTGCCGAAGTGCTGTGGGAGCGGAAGACCTACATCCTCCAGCCAGCCGGCTTCAGCTGGAAGGGTTCTGAGGCTCAGAACCTCAGCCCGACCGCCACTCAATACGCCACTGCTGCGAACTGGCAGCGCGTTTTCAGCCGCAAGCAGGTCCCGTTCGCCGCTGTGATCAGCGGTACCACCACGCCGTAATTCGGTCCACACAGCCTGGCGCCCGTATGGCGCCGGGATGCTTTTGAGGTGACTTATGAAAGTGATCTACACGGACAAGCCGGGCAAAGAGCGCGGCGTGTGCTACCGCCTGCTGAGCGAGTTTTTCGGCGTCATCGGCTCCGCCACGGAGGTGGTCGTTGATGGCGATGCACCGGATATCTTCGATGCTTACCAGGCCGCCGGCATCAAGGTTTCCGACGGCAAGGAGCAGGAAGCCCCTGAAACCGACCCTCTCAAAATGAAGGTCCCCGAGCTGAAAGAATGGCTGACTGAGAAGGGCATTGCCTTCGACCCGTCCGCCAAGAAAGAAGACCTGCAGGGCCTGGTGCCAGCGGAATAAGGACAAGCACATGACCGATTTCATCACCGTCGCCGATGTTGACGCCCAGCTCGGTCCTGACTGGGCCGGCTCCGGTGATCCGGTCCTTGCTGTGGCCATGGCCAACGCCTGGCTCACGGCCAAGATTAAGCGGGTTGTTCCCGATCCGGTCCCGACCGAGATCATAACAGCCGGCGCCCAGGTCGCCAAAGAGGCGGCGGCGGGCAAGCTGTACACAGCAACGCAGAAGGAAGTGCAGAGCAAGACGGTCTCGGCTCAGTCCGGCACATCGGTGAGCAAAACCTACGTGGCAGGCTCTACCGATCAGTCGGCTGGCGTGAACTTCGCCCTGGCGCTTCTGGAGCCTTGGATAAAGCGCTCCGGCGTGATGATGCTGAAAAGGATCTGATCATGGGCATGCGCGAAGAGATCCAGGCTGAATTGGCCGAGTCGTTCGATGATCCTGATGGGCTGGCTGACGCGGTAAAGCCGGTGACAGGCGTACGCAAGGTCGCTGGCGAGTATGACCCCGACCTGGGCGGCGAAACGTCGGAGACCACCGTGACGTACTCGGGGCGCGGTGTTCTGGGCAGCTACCTGTCCAAGGAGATCGACGGCTCCCTCATCCAGACTACCGACAAGAAGCTGCTGGTGCTGCAAAACGAGCTATTCGTGTCAGAGGGCGGCGAGCCAACGGCGGTACAGGCAGCGCCGGCCATTGGCGACATTATCAACGGCCTGCGGGTTATGAATGTGTCCGCCGATCCGGCAGATGCCACCTGGACAGCTCAGTTGAGGAAGTGACATGGCAAGTAAAGGCGCCGGCCAGTCCGGCAGCTTCGCCCTGAGCCTGGCCGCGTTCGCCGCCCAGGCCAGTGAAGCCATCGACGCAAGCCTGCGCGAGATCATCATCGAGGTCGGTAGCAGCCTGATCCGCATGTCCCCGGTGGGTAACCCTGAGATCTGGGCGCAGAACGCTGTAGCGACTCAATACAACAAGGCTGTCGATGACCACAACAGCGCACTGCGTAGTGACCCGGCCAACCTCACGAAGGCGGCCAGGTTAAGGCCAGGGCGCAAGGTGCACGACGGCATGGACATCGTCGCACCGGCAGGTTATGTCGGCGGCAGGTTCCGCGGTAACTGGATGTTCAGTATCGGCACCCCGAACAACGCCACGACAGAAGAGGTCGACCCTACGGGCACCAAGTCAACGGCGCGCATCACGGCCGGCGCAATCGAATTCAAGGCAGGCGACACCTGCTACATCACCAACAGTCTCGGTTATGCCATCCCGCTGGAGTTTGGCCATTCGACCCAGGCACCCGGCGGCATGGTCCGGGTAACCGTGGCCCGCTTCCAGCAGATCGTGCTGGAGGCTATCAGGAACAATCAGGTATGAGTCACGCAATCATCGCCTCGATTTATGAGGAAAAGCTGATCGCCTGGAACGCTGCCAGGTCGGAGAAGCTGAAGATTGTTTTCGAGAACAAGGCCTACACGCCGGCGGCGGGTGAGACCTACCTTCGCGCGTTCACGATCCCGGGTGATACCGCGAGCAACACGCTCGGTGGCGATCACCGGCTCTACACCGGCGTGTTTCAGGTAAGCATCATTGCCCCGGCGGGCACTGGGAAGTTTGAAACCAATCCACTCGTTTCTGCGCTGACAAGCCTGTTTCCGCTCTATGCCAGAAATACGAAAGGTGAAGTCACTGTGATCACCATGTCGCCCGTTGATCCGGGCCCAGGTATCACGGGCGATTCCGTTTACACGGTACCTGTTTCGTTTTCATATCGCGCCGACACCAACTAATCCCGCCCATTGGGCAAACCCCGAACCCGCCTTGAGCGGGTTTTGTCATTTCTGAAAGAGGCAAACACCATGGGCTACAAACTCCCCAACGGCGGCACGTTCCAGCACGCCGCCACCTATGCCGCTGCATTGGCGTTCACCGTGATCAGCAACGCTACCGAAGCCGTGGCCACCGTTGAAGGTGCAGATCTTGAGGAGGGCGATATCGTTCTGGTCGAATCGGGCTGGAGCACTCTCAACGGGCGAGTCGTGCGCGTGAAAACCGCGACTGCGGTGTCCATCACCCTTGAGGATATTGACACCTCTGATACGCAAAGCTTCCCGGCGGGCTCCGGTGGCGGCACCCTCAAGAAAATCGAAACGTGGGTGCAGATTCCGCAAATCACTGACGTGGCGTTTTCTGGTGGTGAGCAGCAGTACACGGACGTGGTTTTTCTGGAAGATAAACAAGGCCGTCAAGTACCAACCGACAAATCGGCCGCCAGCATGGCGCTGACCATTGCCGACGATCCGGGCAAACCGTTCGTGAAGGTGCTGGAAGCTGCAGATGCCGGGCGCAAAGTCGAAGCTGCGCGCCTGAACCTGCCGGGTAATGACACCATTTACTACGGTGCCTACACCTCGTTCTCCAAGCAGCCCACTGTCTCGCGTAACAACGTGCTGACCCGCACCGTCAACTTGGCGCTTCAGGCCGAACCGACCCGTTATCTGGCGTAAGGAGGTTTCATGGCCAAGTTCAAGATTCAGCAAAATCCGACATTCAAGGTCAGTGTTGAAATCCCCCGTGTGGGTGCCGAGCCTGACAAGGTTCCTTTTGAGTTCCAGTACCGGGATCGCAAATCTTTGGCAGCTTTGTTTCTGTCGTGGCAGGAAGCCTATAAAGCGGATGAAGAACGCTTCAAGGAGATGGGGGCTGAGCTGACCATCGTTGTGCTGACCGAGGCCAACATTGAGCGCCAAGTCAGTCAGGTCGAAGCACTGGTTGTTGGCTGGGGCTATGACACCAAGCTCAGCCAAGAGTCCATTCGTGCACTGGTGGAAACCTCGGCCGGTGCCGGGGATGCAATCGTAAACGCCTATCAGGGCGCTTTTGAAGCGGCCCGCCTGGGAAACTGATCGAGGTCGGTCGCGCCCTGTATCAGCCATCCGCGTCAACCGAGCAGCTCAGCCTGTTCGGCCTGACGTCGACGGACTACGACGACACTGTCGAGGTCTGGCCAGACAACTGGCAGGCATTCCGTCTATTTGAAGCCATGTCCACGCAATGGCGGGTGGGAGCATGTGGCGCCACCGGCCTCGATTACACAGCGATCTACGACACCGCCAGCCTCTCGGGCCTTACCAAAAAACACACGATTAAGCTCTTCCCTGACCTTCGGGTTTTGGAAGCCGAAGCCATGCTCGCCATGTCTGAGCAAATGAACAAAGGATGACGGCATGAGCGGTGAGATTGCGAGCCTTGGGATTGCCGTCCAGACCGGCGAAGTCACCAAGGCCAGTACAGAGCTTGAAAAGCTTGTTCAGGTGGGTGAAAAAGCCGAAAAGACAGCAGAAGGCATCAGCGAGGGTTTCGGCAAGGCCTCGGCGGCGGCTTCTGGTTTGTCGGGTGCTGAAGCCAAGCTGGCTGAAACCACGGAGGATGCCAAGATTCGCCTGCTTGCAATGGCCAAGGCCTCTCTGGACTCAAGCGAGTATTTGAAGAGCCTAGCTTCCAGTGTGAACACCAGTACCGCCGCCATGGATGCGGCTCGGGCCACAACCACAGATTTCGCGGCGCTCAATCGACGGCTTAAGGCGGATGCAGATGCTTTGGTTGGGACAGTTGAGCAGCAGGCGCAATCTACCCGCCAGGCAGCGGCAGCTACCGGCGTGCAGGCTGATGGCTTGGCTAAGCTGCTGGGTCAGATCAACCCGGCTGTTGCGGCACTGGGGCGCCTCGATGAGCAGCAGGCCAAGCTGGAGCAATATCGCAAGACCGGGTTGATCGATGCTGAAACCTTCAAGGACTATTCGGCCCGTATTGATTCCACTCGCAAGAGCTTGAGCGGTTTTGACGATGGTCTGTCGAAAACGGGCATCAGTGCCAGGCAAACCGAACAAGCGCTGCGCCAACTGCCTGCGCAATTCACTGACATCTTCACCAGCCTGGCTGGCGGTCAGAACCCGCTGATGGTGCTGATTCAGCAGGGCGGTCAGATCAAAGACTCGTTCGGCGGGGTTGATAACACCCTAACGGTATTGCGCGACAAGTTCCGCTCTCTGTTCTCGGGTGGAGAGGGTGTTGCTGACTTAGGGGCTTCGCTGGCTGGCGCAGCGGCTAACTCCCAAGACTTGGCAGAAAGCGCAGGCGAGGCGGGCGACAGCCTTTCCGATCTGGCAGAAAGCTCGAACACCGCCGCCGAAGCGGCTGAAAATGCCCAGCGAGCGGTAGGTGCGATTCGGCCGGCGGTCAGCGGTGCATCACTTAGCATTATGGGAATGGCTGCTGCGGTAATTGCCGCCGCGGCAGGGCTTGGGGTTTTGATTTACGGCTACAACAAGGGTAGTCAGGAGGCTGACGAGTACAACAAGTCGCTGATCCTGACCGGTAATTATGCAGGTACTACTGCTGGACGACTTGCCGAGCTAGCTTTGCAGGTGAGCGCGGTCAACGGGACTACATCCGAGGCTGCCAGCACACTCGCCAAACTTGCGGGGAGTGGCGTTATCGCGGGTGAAAGCTTCAGAACTATTGCTGATGCAGCGGCCGCAATGGAGGACGCGACCGGGAGATCGGTCGACGCAACGATTGCCGAGTTTGTAAAAATTGCCAAAGACCCGGTCGCAGCTGCTAAAGAACTCAATGACCAGTACCACTTCCTGACAGCTTCTGTTTACTCCCAAATTGTGGCGCTGAAGGAGCAGGGCGATCAAATTGGTGCGGCCAAACTGCTGACCGATACCTACGCCGATACGGTCAATTCTCGGTCTAGCCAGATAACCGAAAACCTTGGCTACATAGAGCGCGCCTGGAAGGGCATCACTGATGAGGCAAAGAAGTCACTTGATGCGATTAACAACATCGGTCGACAGACCGCTCCCTCACAAAGGATTACAGAACTAACGCAGCAGGTTGCCTATGGGCGCAGCGCAGTAAAGGCGGATCCTGATGACACGGATGCTGCTAAGAAACTCGCGTTTGCTGAGAAAGAACTCGCGACCCTTACCAAGCTACGCGATACCCAGGACAAAGAGGCGAAAGAGCAGGCGCTAGCCCAAGCTATTCAGGATAAAGCGCTTAACTCTCAAATCGCTTTCGATGTTAGAGAAAAGTCATTTCGTACAAACAAGCAAAAACGTGATGATGAGCTTAAAAAGCTGGACCAGGAACTCGCCTCTTTCCGTGCCGCTGACCCTAACGATCCACGGCTGGAACGGTCGCGTGTGGATCAGCAGATCTCCAATATCAATGCACGCTATAAAGACCCGAAAGTCCCAAAAGGAGCGGTCGGCGCCGTAGACCTGACGGAGTTCAACGCGTCTCAAAACGTTATCAAAACAATCCTCGCCGAGTACACCAACGCCCAAAAGGAGTTGGATGCACTGCAAAAGGCTGGCTTGGTTTCGCAGGAAGAGTACGGCTGGAAGCGCGCAGGCCTGATCGGCAATGAGAAAGACGAAATCACCGCGGCGTATGAGGCCGAGATAGCAGCGCTTGAGTCGGCCAAGGCCAGAAAGACCACTTCAGCCGCGCAAGCGGTCGAACTGGACAAGAAGATCGCCGATGCTCGCACCGATATGGTTAAGGCCCAGCAGGACGCTGACAGCCAGTTAAAAGTATTTGCAATCAATCAAGAGGGGCGCCTTAAAAAGCAAACCTTGGCGATCAATAAGTACACCGATGCGCTGAGTCGGCAGAATCAAGCGTTGCAGCAGGCGGGGCAGCGGGCCGCGCTCGGCGTTGGTCAGGGTGACCGTAAAAACGCCCTCAACGGTGAGCTGAATGGCATTGCTGACCAAGCCAACCAGCAGCGCTTGGATCTGGCCCGGGATAAAGCCGACGCCGCGCGCAACATGAGTGCGGACGAGTACAACCAGAAGCTCGCAGCCATCAATAAAAGCGAATCCGACCTTGCGCAGACCACGCTCAGCAATTATGAGCAGATGTCGGCCGCTCAAAGTGATTGGCGCAACGGGGCAACGGCTGCTTTTCAGAACTACATGGACAGTGCCCGGGATGTGGCAGGGCAAACAAAAAGCCTGTTCAGCAACGCGTTCAGCTCGATGGAAGATGCGGTCGTTAACTTCGCCATGACCGGGAAGCTTTCGTTTGCGGACTTCACCAAGTCGATTTTGGCGGACATGGCGCGCATTGCATCACGGCAGGCAGCCTCGGGGATTCTAAGTTCTCTGGTAGGGGTTGGTGTCTCGGCGGCCGGCGCATATTTCGGTGGTGGTACTGCATCCGCCGGATCTACTCAGGCCGGATACAGCCCTGAAATCATCGACGGTTGGTCGGGTATCCAGCAGGCCAAAGGCGGGGCTTGGGATGCGGGCGTACAGATGTTTGCTGATGGCGGCGCCTTCACTAACTCCATCGTTAGCAAACCGACCGCGTTCGGTATGTCCAACGGTAAAACCGGGGTCATGGGTGAAGCAGGGGAAGAAGCCATCATGCCGCTGACCCGCACCGCGAGTGGCAAACTCGGTGTTATGGCGGTTGGTGGCGGCAGTGGAACTTCGATCAGCCTCAATATCCCCTTAATGGTGATGACCGACGAAGAGTCAGGCCGCCCGGATGGGGCTGAACTCGATACCGAAGCTTTCCAGCGCAACATGCAAGACCGGATGCGCGTCGTGGCCAAGGAAGAAATCGCCAAGTCGTGGCGCCAAGGCGGGGTCAGCAGCCGAAACGTAAAAGGATGATTTATGGCAATCGAAACATTCACCTGGCAAACCGAAAAGGGCGAAGGCGAGATCAAACAGCGCGTGCGCACCAAGCAATTCGGCGACGGCTACGCGCAGACGACTACGGACGGGATCAACAACAAATCCCAGTCCTGGCCGTTTATGCACACCGGCCCCAAGGACCGAATCAAGGCCATTATGGCGTTTCTGGATCGGCACCAAGGGGCGAAAGCCTTCCTCTGGACGCCGCCACTGGGCGAGCTGGGTCTTTACAAATGCAACGGTTACAAGCCTTCACCCCGTGGCGGGCTGACCTACTCCCTGTCGGCCACCTTCGAGCAAGTGTTTCACCCCTAAGGTAATCCTCACATGGCATTAATCACGGACATCCAGAAACTGGAACCCGGCGGCGAAATTCGCCTGTTCGAAATCGACGGGACTGAATACGGCGCGGATTACCTGCGCTTTCACGGGCATGCCATTGCGCATACCCCAGATGAGTTGCTGGCCTATCAAGACTCCGAAGAAGAGCTGCCCGCCAAGTCGATCTTCTGGCAGGGCAACGAATACGCTGCGTGGCCTGTGAACATTGAAGGCATTGGTTCTGACAGCGACGGCACAGCTACTCGGCCAACGTTCATAGCAGGCAACATCAACGGTCGGGTGACGGCGCTGTGCCTGGCTTTTGAAGACCTGCTCAAGTTCAAGCTCACCGTACGCGAGACATTGGCGCAGTACCTGGATGCCGAGAACTTCCCCGAAGGCAATCCCACGGCCGATCCGACGCAAGAAGCACTGGAAATCTGGTTCATTGACCAGAAAACCAGCGAGGACGGCGAGGCCGTGGTCTGGGAGCTGTCCTCCCCGGGCGAGATCGATAACCACGGTCTGCCAGGGCGCCAAATGACAACGTTCTGCCACTGGGCCATGACGGGGGGATATAGGGGCCCTGACTGTAACTACACGGGGACAGCGATGTTTGATGACGAAGACAATCCTACAGATGATCCAGCGAAGGATGAATGTAAGGGGTGCCTGTCCTCATGCAAACTCAGATTTGGCGAGAACGAAGAGCTAAATTTTGGGGGATTTCCTGCAGTGAACCTGATCTCAAGGAGTTGATACAATGACTTGCGCGGCTAGGGTAGCTCCCGAAAAGCCAATACCTAACTGGCCTGCTGCGCTCCTCAAGTTAGGTTTCATACTGTAGGGGTGTGAAAATGGGTCGCCCCGTCAGAGATCTAGCCGGCGAAAGATTTGGAAGGCTACTTGTAGTGGGCCGCGACGCCAACAAACCCAGCAAGGCCGGGGCCTACTGGAATTGTGTTTGCGATTGCGGGAAAGAGAGCTCCGTTCGATCAGGGCCGCTGGTAAACGGCCAGTCCACGTCATGTGGTTGCCTGTCAAAAGAGCTTACAAGAGCAAGAAGCATCAAGCATCAAGCATGGAATGGAGGGGACGCCGTCTTATCAGCTTTGGGATGGGATGGTCCGAAGATGCTCCAACAAAAACCATGCAGCTTATGAAAACTATGGCGCTCGCGGAATCAAAGTGTGCGATCGCTGGTTGGAGTTCTCCAATTTTTATGAAGACATGGGTGTTCGCCCTGACGGCATGTCGCTCGATCGTATCGACAACAATAAAGGCTATTCACCCGACAACTGCAGATGGGCTACTCATAAGCAGCAGTGTAGAAACACTCGGTCAAACCATCTGAAAACCCTTTTCTGTGAAACTAGGACGATTGCAGACTGGGCCGACGAGTTCAGCCTCTCGTACAACATTGTTTATCTGCGCATCCGAATGGGCTGGCCGATAGAAAAGGCTGTCCTCACCCCTCCGACTCGATAACAACTAATGTAAGGGCGCCCCGGCGCCCTTTTTAGTGGGCGCGAATAATGCGAAAACACATCATCACCGCCATCAAGGCGCACGCGGCGGCGGAGTACCCGAAAGAGTGCTGCGGCCTGCTGCTGGCTATTGGGCGGGCCCAGAAGTACTTCCCCTGCAGGAACATTGCCAGCGAGCCAAACGAAGAATTTCGCCTTGATCCTGAGGACTACGCTGCGGCAGAAGACTTGGGCGAAGTAATCGGCATTGTTCACTCCCACCCGGACGCTACCAGTCGGCCATCAGCACGCGATCTGGCCATGTGCGAAGCGACCGCGATGCCGTGGCACATTCTGAGCTGGCCCGAGGGCGACCTCAGAACGGTCATGCCGACCGGCGAGGTCCCTTTGCTGAAGCGGCCATTCGTGCACGGCGCCTGGGACTGCTGGCAGATCTGCGCGGATTGGTACAAGCGCGAGTGGGGACTTGAATTCGAGGCCTTCAAGCGTGCGGATGGCTGGTGGGAGAGTCCCGACAACGCCAGTCTGTACGAGGCGAACTACGAGGCCGCCGGATTCGTAAGGGTAGATCAGCCGCATCGCGGCGACACGATCGTCATGACGGTCGGTCGCACGGCTCATCCGAACCATGCCGGCATCTTCCTCGGTGCCGACCCGGCACTGCCTGGTGAGGACGCTGCGACCTTCGGCGCCGGCCCTTTCCTGCTGCATCACCTTTACGGGCGCCCGAGCGAGATCATCGTCTTCGGTGGGCCTTGGCTGGACCGTACACGCCTGATTCTCAGGCACAAAGATGCACAACCAAACACATGACGCGGCCGGGCCGCAGGAGTTAGATATGAATATGAAAAACTCGAGCCAGCCGAAAGTCGCAGTTCCATTTCTGGTTAGGGGTGACGGCCGAATCTACTTAAATGCAGCCACTATCAAAGACTTGACCGTCACCAATGCAAAATTACTTGCCTAGTTCAGCTTGCTTTGCTGCGAACTCTTCGGGGGATAAGGCAACAGGGGGTTGAGCCCCTGGGAATACTATTCCGAAAATCTCCTTGACCAGTTCGTCACCGTGGCCTGCTCGCTTAGACCCTTCCATAGCTATTGCCAGGTAACCCTGGGTAAGTTCTGGGTGGGCTTGCGCCGAAACTTGAGCCAGCGCCGTAACGGCGTTGGCGAGTTGGTATAGGGCTGATTCAGTGCTTACGTTGTAGGGGTTGCTCACATTGACCTCCATATCTTTATTCGCGCCGAAATTGGCGCAATCCCAGTCCTTGGGCTTGCAGGCAAAGGACTGGGAGATCAGTTAGTCTTCCGTCTTACCTTCCGGCGGGGCAGGTGGGGGCGGAGTTGGTGCGGTAGTTGGCATTGGTTTACGTACGCTGGTCGGCATCAAGTGTTCATTTCCAACAAAAATATCTCCTTCGAGAAATCGCTGCTGAAGGCCTTTGTTTTCGTCGTTCGCCATTTGATGCTCCTATTGAGTGAATTCAACCCATTTGACTTTGTCTGCATTAATCATAAATGACGCAGTCCCTTCGCATTTAAATACATTTGCTCCATCTATCCAGTGTGGTTCTTCCAAGAGATAGAAGCTTCCAGGATCAGCCGAGGGGTGCGCTGCTATATATCCCATAACGCGTCGACCGTCATTCAGCTGGAGAACAGCTGCGACCTCACCGTATTTTCGGAAAACGTGAATATGGCTGCTGTGAGATGCCTTCGAAGTGATTTTTAGCCGTCTGGCTACAGAGAAGAATATATCCTTGTTACACGCAAAAGCTAAGAGCGTACCGAAGACTAGTGATGTGATAATCGAGTAATAAATAATATTCGACTCTTTCCACACACCCACCGAAAAGAACTGGCCGATATAAATCAAACTCGAGCCAATTGCGCCAACTAGTAGGTTAATTATCGGAGTGCATACAAGAGCTTGCAAAATCCGCTCAAATTGAGACGGTTTAGGAACATCTGCAAACCAGTAAAATATTATTGTCGCCAAAAAACCAGGCAGCAGTAGCTGCAGCGTCGGCAATAGTTCCGTTGTAGCTTCTTCCATTTTTTAACAGAGCCAAAGCTCTGATCCATTCCAGTGCCAGATAGTGGCGAAAGGCTACGCTAGCGGTGGCTTCGTGCGCCACTGGCATTCCATCCACGCTGGATGCCTGGACAGGCAAAGTGCTATCGTCGGATTTCAATCAAGGCGAAGGAGTCGCAACGTGGCAGCAGTGAAGACATTCGTGTTCAAGTTGAAAGCAAGCAACGGCTCTGGAATGAGCAATGTGCTTCAGAACGGAGTGGATCAGCGGGAGGCTGAGCGGAAAATTCTCGCCAAATATCCAGGCGCGACAATTCTGGATGTCCGTCTGCAGTGAGAAATAGCCCAGCCCCGCGCTGGGCTTTTTGCATCTGGCGCTAATGCACTGCTAGCTACAAATCAGTTGCATTATTCCTATGGCGTTGGAAATTCCGTTTTGGCCAAAGCCCTGATCCTCCTCACACTGCCGCACAAACCAGGCGATGTGATCGCGGGATAGAGCGGTGATATTCCCTGACCATGGGAGAAGTAGATCAGCTGCCCTGTAAGCCTCGGATGGCCACTTTTTCTCAAGTGAGTGAATCAGCAGCTCACGCATTTTCGCTAGAGCGTAAGGGCCATCGGCCGGGTCTAGAAGTGCCTGCCTAAGCTTTATGAAGTCGAGTTGCATTAGCTGCATCCTGGCTAGTCATGAAAAAGCCCGGCGGAACGGGCTTGGGTTACTTCTTGCGCTGAACACATTTGCCGAGAAGTGAGCCGGCGCCACCATGCTTGGCTATGAAGTAGTCATGTGAATGTCCTTGCCTGCCAATGCCAGGTGCGAGCCCTTTAATGGCTTCAAGCTTTTCGCTGTAGCTTCCCGACCCTTCGTAGATCCGCCGAACATCCATGAGGAAATTCAAGTAGTCGTTGAAAGCCAGGTCAAGCTGCCCGATGTCAGACCAGGTATGGATGCTGTCTATGTTTCCATTCTGATCAAGAGCAATAAATGTCCCGGCCGGGAAGTACAGGTCACACTTCAATTTCTCGATTCTTCGAAACTCTTTGTCGCCATATTTGCAGAGGGTGCCTACCAGGCTGAGGTTCGCTAGCGTGTTGGCGGCAAACGCCCTGGGCACGAAGCAGGCCGTGGCAGACGAAAAGGCACTGGGATTGTCTGGCTCTGGTGCCGGCTCTTTGGGTGGCATGTGACGCCTTAGTCAGGAAAATTATTCCTTAGGGTAGCGGGTGCGGGGCTTTCGTGTTGGCGTTTTTGCAGCAGTGGCTGATGGTGATAGCATCTTGTTATTAACCATGGACAACCCGTGGTCACTGGACAGGGACTTCAGATGTTCGTAGTCAGGCTGATAGTTTTGGGATTTCTCGCTTTCTATAGCTATTCAATGGGAATGGAGCGCGGCGGTCTAAATGCGTTCGGAAAATTAGTCGTGTTCAGTGGCGTGATTTTCATTCCGGCTTTTTATATGCTTCCTACCATCGAAGCCTGGCTTCGAAAGAGCAGTAACTTGTCAGCGATAGCCGCAGTTAACTTTTTTCTAGGCTGGAGCTTGCTTGGTTGGGTCGCTGCCTTGGTGTGGGCGTTCAAAAATCCCTCTCCAGTAATCGTCTCAGAGGCTCCTGCAGAGCACGCTTTCAATGCGAGTTCTGGAGTTGACCACAAGCCGAAAAAAGATTGCCCGCTTTGTGGTGAAGAAATTTTGGCTGTGGCCATAAAGTGCAAGCACTGCGGTAGTGATATTGCCGAAACTGCGGAAGGCACCGTATGAGATCTGTGATTTTAGTGTTAGGGCTGACGCTCCTGGCGGGGTGCATGGCGCCCACGATGAACGAGGCGCGCAAGGAGGGGCCGTACAAGGTACTGAGCTCGAAGAAAGCCGATGCCGCCTTGGCTCAATGCGTCCAATACGAATGGCAGAATCAGCCTATCTTCGGCGGCACGCCTGGGGCAACTCTCCAGCCAGGCCGCGACACCGGATACACGGTTTTCACTGAGGGCTCGCAGTACTTCGTTGATATCCAGCCAAAGGGCTCTGGATCGGAGGCAAAATATTACGTGGTGGTTGGTAACTGGATCGCCAATAAAAGACTGTCTGCGCTGCAAGGCTGTCTTTAGCGATACATAAACTCATTCAAGGCTCGCTTCGGCGGGCCTTTTTATTACCTGGAGAAAACGCATGGCCGCACTGGCGATCAACTATCAACCACTGACCACGATTCTGCTCTATGGGCAACTTCGGCAGTTTGGGCGCTCTTTCAGGCTTTCTGTGCGGACCCCTGGCGAGGCTATCAAGGCACTCTGCGTGCAGATACCGGGCTTTGAAAGATTTCTGTCTAACGCCAAGTCCCGCGGGATCGAGTTCGCAGTCTTCCGAGGGTCGAAAAACCTTGAGGAAAAAGAGCTTGGCTTTTCCGGGGAAGGGGATATTCGGATCGCTCCAATCGTCACTGGCAGTAAGCGTGGCGGGGCGCTCCAAACCATTATCGGGGCCGTGTTGATCGTTGTTGGCTTGGTGATTACTGGCGGCACCTTTGGCGCAGGCGCGCCATTCGGCTCTGCGGTGATCATGATGGGGGCGTCAATGGTCGCTGGCGGCGTAATCCAAATGCTCAGCCCCCAGGCTGGTGGCCTTAAAACCAGCGCCGCCCCCGAAAATACGCCGGGATACGCTTTTGGATCAGCCAAGAACACCACTGCTTCCGGCAATCCAGTCTCCCTGTGCTACGGCCGTCGACGGTGGGGCGGGGCAATCATCAGTGCCGCGATCTATGCCGAAGACCAGATGTAGACACTACCGAACACCACGCCGCCCATGAGGCGGTTTTTTATTGCCTGGAGAAAAGCATGGGCGCAGCACAGTTAATCGATATCCACGGCGCCAAGGGCGGATCAGACAAGCCGAAGACCCCAACCGAAGCCCCGGACAGCCTGCGCTCTATTGCCTTGGCGAAAATGCTGATTGCTGTGGGTGAGGGCGAATTTGACGGAACGCCTACGGCCAAAAACATCTTTCTCGACAATACCCCGCTACAGGACGAGCAAGGCAATCTCAACTTCCCGAATGTTAAGTGGGAGTGGCGTACTGGCTCCGTTGAGCAGCCTTACATCCCAGGCATTCCATCGGTGGAGAATGAGACCAGTCTGGGCATTGAGCTGCGCAGCGGTACACCGTGGGTGCGGGCGATCAGCAATACCCAGCTTTCGGCGGTACGCCTGCGTTTTGCTTGGCCAGCCTTGCAGTCGGTGGATGCTGAAAACAACATCAACGGTTACCGAATCGAGTACAAGGTCGAACTGGCCACAGATGGCGGGGCCTACAAAGAGGTCTTAAACGAGGCCGTAGACGGAAAGACCACAAGCACTTATGAGCGCACGCGTCGCGTTGATCTGCCCAAGGCGGCAACGGGTTGGTTGCTGAAAATTACGCGTATAACTGCAAACCAAGGCAACAATAAAATCGCAGACACGATGCAGATAGCGGGTTTTACCGAGGTTATCGATGCCAAGTTTCGGTACCCGAACACTGCGCTCCTCTATATTGAGTTTTCTTCAGAGCAGTTCCGCAATATCCCGGCTGTTACGGTCGAGTGTGACGCACGAAGGGTGTCTGTTCCGAGCAATTACGACCCGCGCAACAGGTCCTACACAGGGATCTGGGACGGCACTTTCAAACAGGCCTGGACTGATAACCCGGTCTGGATGACCTACGACATCACCATCAACGACCGCTTCGGTCTCGGCCGCCGCATCAAGCAATGGCAGGTCGATAAGTGGGAGTTGTACCGCATTGCCCAGTACTGCGACCAGTTGGTCCCGGACGGTAAGGGCGGGATGGAGCCGCGCTTCATCTGCAACCTCAACCTGCAAGGCAAGGCTGACGCCTGGACGCTTCTGCGGGATATATCTGCGATTTATCGCGGCATGACATATTGGGCACAAGGTCAAGTGTTCTCGCTGTCAGACATGCCGCGCGCGATAGACTTCGACTTCGCCTACACCCGTGCCAACGTGATCGACGGCAAGTTCTCGTACGGCAGTGCCTCAGAGCGTACACGCTACAGCCGCGCACTGATCAGCTACGACAACCCGGCCAACAACTACGACACCGACGTCACAGCTGTGACTGACAGCAAATTGCAGCGCCGCTATGGTGACAATCCGCTGGAGATCAGCGCCATTGGCTGCACTCGCGAGTCTGAAGCTCAGCGTCGTGGTAAGTGGGCGCTGCTGACCAATGCCAAGGACCGCACCGTTTCTTTTCGAACGGGCTTGGCCGGTCGTATCCCTCTACCCGGGTATGTGATTCCGATTGCGGATGAGTTGATCGCGGGAAGGCCGGTGGGCGGGCTTGTTTCCGCAGTCAAAGGGAAGATCATCACCCTGGACCGTGACACCTCGGCTAAACCGGGCGATCGCCTGATTGTGAATTTGCCGGACGGTAAATGCGAAGGCCGTACCATTCAGTTGGTCAGCGGCCGAAAGGTCACGGTGACCACGGACTATTCCGTCGCGCCCGAGCCTGAACTTGTGTGGTGCCTGGACGCTTCTGATTTGGCGGTACCGCTGTATCGGGTCACCAGCGTGGCCCGGCCAGAGCCAGGGGTTTTTGAAATTACCGCTGTGCAGTACGACCCAAGTAAGTTTGCGCACATCGATACCGGTGCGCGCCTGGAGGAACGGCCGATCAGCGTTATCCCGATCACCGTGGTTCCGGCGCCGGCTAGCGTCACGCTGACGTCCAGCTCAACCGTCGCCCAAGGCTTGGCGGTGACCACCATGACGATCGCTTGGGATTCGGTCCCTGGCGCTGTCGCTTATGACGTGGAGTGGCGTAAAGACAGTGGCAATTGGATCAAGGTGCAGCGCACCGGCTCGTCCAGCGTGGACGTAACCGGTATTTACGTGGGCGCCTATTTGGCTCGGGTGCGTGCGGTCAGTGCGTTTGAGATTTCGTCCATCTGGAAAAACTCGCAACTGACGCAATTGAAAGGCAAGGAAGGTTTGCCACCAGCCATCAGCTTTCTCACCACCGAAAGCCTGGTCTACGGCATCCGTCTGAATTGGGGCTTCCCACCGGGTGCCGAAGACACCCAGCGCACTGAGATCTGGCAGAGCAAGGCCAATGACCTGCATGCCGCAATAAAGCTTGGCGACTACGCCTACCCGCAGGCCCGGCACGAACTGCAAAACATCGTGCCCGGGACCAGCCTGTTTTTCTGGGCGCGGCTGGTGGACCGCACCGGCAATGTCGGGCCGTGGTTTCCGGAGAAGTTCGGGGTCAATGGCCAGTCGAGTTCGGACCAGACGGAGTACGAGAAGTACTTTGCGGGGCAAATCGGCAAGGGCGCGCTTTACCCCGAGTTGAGGAAGGACATCGAGCTCATCACCGGTGTTGGGCCGGGTTCGGTTAAGGAGCTGGCTGAGCAGGTCAAAGAGCTGGGCGACAAGGTCGAAGGCCTGGTCGACACCTTTATCTACGACCCAAAGCAGACCTACAAGGGCGGCGAAAACGCCCGCGAAGGACGGCACATCTATCAAGCGCTTCAGGACGTACCGCTCGATACACCGCCGCCCAACCCGGCCTACTGGAAGGACATCGGCGAGATCCTCGAAACCGCCAATG